AACCCCAACGGAGGCAACTCCGACAACGGCAACGACGACGAGGCTGAATTTGCCGGCATCGTCAACGCCTACAAATCTATCTCTGGAGGTAAGAAGTAATGAGCAAGAAACTCAACGAAACCATCGGCTCCGTCGCATACGATGAGCTTATCAACGGTGCGAACCCCTCGACCGACGTGTTCCACGTCACCCTGAGAAAGCTCGGCGCTGCCGGCACCATCAAGCGCGGCACCGTCCTCGCTCTCTCTACCGGCACGGGTGGTGACGGCAAGTACGTCGTCCTCGGCAACACTGCCGCCACGAACGAGACACTCACCGCAAACTGCATCCTCGCCGACGACTACGAAGTCGGCACCTCTGCGGACGTGACCGCCGTCGCCTATCGCCTCGGCCACTTCAACCGCAACAAACTCATTGTCAAAACTGGCTACACTTTCACCGCTGCCGACGAGGAGATCCTGCGCAACGCTGGCATCCTGCTCTCCGACGCAGTCGAATACTAAGAGAAGGAGGACAAAATAATGCCTTTCAACTTTTTTGACACCCACACGCTGCTGATGGCAGTGCAGCAGCTCACCCCTCCCACCACTTTCCTGCGCGATCGTTATTTTCCTACCAACGACGCGACCGACATCTTCCTGAGTGAGGATGTTCTGGTGGAATACCGTGACGGCAGCAAGAAGCTGGCACCCTTCGTCGCTCCTCGCAAGGGCGGCGTTTCCGTACTGCGCAAGGGCTACCACATGGAGCGCTTCACTCCTCCTTTCGTGGCTCCCAAGCGTATGCTCACCATCGACGACCTGAAGAAGCGCGGCTTCGCCGAGGCTCTGTACTCTCAGCTCACTCCTGAGCAGCGTCAGCAGACCCTCACCCTGAAGGACGCCGACGAGCTGGGCGAAATGATCACCAGACGTGAGGAGGCCATGGCCGCAGAGACCATGCTGACCAACGGCTGCATCATGAAGCACATCGCCGACGACATCGAAGAAGGTGACGAGAACGACATCCGCTTCTATGAGGGCGAGACCAACCCCGCCATCTATACTCCTACTACTGCGTGGGACGAAGCGGACGCCAACATCCTCGCCGACCTCGGCGCGATGATCCGTATGCTGACCAGCAAGGGCCTCCGCGCCTCCGAGCTGGTATGCTCTCCTGACGTCGCCGACGCGATCATCAACAACGCCGCCATCAAGGAGATGCTCGACAACCGCCGCTTCAACATCGGCGAAGTCGCTCCCCTGATGCTGCCTGCCGGCGCGGCTGAGATGGCTCGCCTGAACGTCGGCGGCCGTGTCATCAGCGTGATCTCCTACGACGAGACCTACACCGACGACGATGGCAGCGACAAGCTCTACATCCCTTCCGGCAAGTGCGTCCTGACTGCTCCCGCTGCCGGCCGCACCCTGTACGGCGCAGTATCTCAGGTTGAGCAGGCTGACGGCGACGTCCACACCTATGCAGGCCGCCGCGTGCCTAAGTATGTGTCCAGCGCTGAGGGCAACACTCGCAGCCTGACGATCTCCAGCCGCCCCCTGCTGATCCCCAACAACAAAAACGCATTTATCGCCGCGGACGTCCTGACGGTCTAAGCGCGGCAGAAAGGAGCACAGCATGATCCAGATCATCGCGGGCACCTTCGGCTACTATAACGGCCGCAAGGTGATCCCCATCACCGAAGCTGACGGCCCTCAGAAACTCGACCCCGAGCTGGAGGCCCGTCTGGTCAAGAAGGGCGTCGCCAAGTTCGTCGACCCCGACACCGTCGAAGATCCTGAGAGCACCGACCCGGCCGGCGCACCTGCGCCGCAGGATCCCGACAACCCTGACAGCGCTGCCGCGGGAGATCCCGAGACTCCTGACGGCGAGGATCCCGAAGATCCTGCCGATGCTGCTGAGTACAGCGAGGACATGAAGCTCGACGAGCTAAAAGAGATCGCCGCCTCCTACGGCGTCGACACTTCTGCTATGCGCAAGAAGGCCGACGTCATCGCTGCCATCGAGGCCGCGAAGAAGGCGGCTGGCGCTGATGACGAGGAGCCCCCTCAGATCGGCGCCGCGGATCCCGTTTAATGGGCTTCGGCTTCAAGGAGATGGTCGCCAAAGACGTGCGCAGCACCTTCCTCAACCTCGAGGAGTTCGGTGAGGAGCACAGAGTCGAAGGTAAGACCATCACGGCAGTCATCGACGAGAACGCCCTGAAGGAGCGCCAAGGGGGGCAAGAGCTGAGCGTCGCAGAGTCCTCACTGCTGCTCTATGCAGCAGTCGAGGATCTGCCTGCTCGGCGCCCGGCGGGTGAAGGGCTCAACGTCGACGGCCGCGAGTATATCGTCAACGACTGGAGCGAGGACATGGGGATCGCAACCGTGGCTCTCGGCCAGACTGTGACCATGTAGGAGGTGCTATTGTGTCCATAGTGAACAGCATCGAAAGCGTCAGGGAGTGGCTGACCGAAAACGTCTGCCCGCTGGTGAAGCTGAAACTCCCGGACGACAATGCCAACGACGCCTCCTACCCCTACAAACTGGTCAACCCGGCCGCCTTTTCCCTGTTCGTCCCTTCAAAGGACAGGACGCCCCCTCAGATCGCCGCGCCGATCCCGTCGGTCTGCGTGCAGATCGTCAAGGGCGAGGACGACATGATCGCGCACTCCCGTGGCATCAGGATCCGGCTGTGCTTCTCTGCGTGGGATCCCGGGTATCACGGGCCCGACATCTTCAGACCTCGGGGCGATGGCAGCGGCACCTACATCCAGCAGTACAATGAGGAGACGAGTGCCTACTTCGAGAAGAACGGAGAAGGCTGGCGCGACGCATGGAGCTTCGTGGACACAACCCTCAGAGAGATCGAAAACGCCGAATACATGAACGGCCTCCGAGTTATCAAGGAGGAGGGCATCACCTTCGGCCTCGTCACTGAGCAGGACGCTGTCCCGGACTTCTACCCGTACTGGTTTGCGTGGGCCGAGCTGACCATCGAGGAGACGCTCACGCGCAACCCGAAAACCTACAATCAATTCCTTTAAGGGCGACCGGCAAAACTGGCCGCCCTAATTTATTCCAAGAAGGAGGATAAGCACATGGCAAACGAGTACCTCTACGGCGCATACGGCCACATCGGTGAAACCGTGGCACAGAGCGCCGTACAGGCAGGCACCACGCCGGTCTATATCGGCACCGCGCCTGTCAATCTCGTGCGCGGCTTCGGCGAGGCCGGCATCATCAATGAGCCGATCAAGCTGACCAATATGATCGACGCGCAGAAGAAGCTCGGCTACGCTGCCGACTGGGGCACCTTTACCCTCTGCGAAGTCATGACCGCGCACTTCAACAACACCCTCGGCAACATCGGCCCGATCTACGTCATCAACGTGCTGGATCCGGCTGAAGGTAAGCACCGCAAGGAAGTCGAGACGACCAAGTCTCTGAGCTTCGCCGGCGGCCGCGCCGAGTTCGTGAGCTCCACCATCATCCTCGACACCCTGACCATCGCAAAGGCTGGCGACGACGCCGGCAACTACGAGGAGGGCGTCGACTATGCTGTGGACTACAACTTCACCAAGGGCAGCGTCATCATCACCAGCCTGATCGAGGACGCACCTCTGGCCGGCACCCTGACCGCCAGCTACTTCGACGTCGACGACTCCATGCTGGAGGACGCTGACATCATCGGCGGCGTGACTGCCTCCGGCGAATACAGCGGCCTGAGCTCCATCGCTCTGCTGTACCCCGAGCAGTTTGCAGTCTGCAACCTGATCGCGGCGCCCGGCTGGAGCCACAGCCCTGCCGTCTACAATGCTATGATCGCGGCCAGCCGCAAAATCAACGGCCACTGGGACGCCTTCGTCGTCGCCGACCTGCCTCTGGTGGATCCCACCAACGCCGCAGCCGTCGACACCATCGAGAAGGCGATCGCGTGGAAGCAGAACAACGCCTTCAACAATGAACGCTCTAAGGTCTACTGGCCGCAGGCCGTCGACAATCTCGGCAACGTCTACCACCTGAGCACGCTGGCGACCGTAGAGCTCATGAGAGCCGACTTCAGCCACAACAGCGTCCCGATGGAAACCTGCGGCAACAAGGCCGTCCCGGTCATCAAGCAGTATTTCGGAGCCAACGCCACAAACCGCGGCTTCGATCAGCAGACCGGCAAGGAGCTGACTCAGAAGGGCATCTGCACCGTCGTCGCGTGGGCCGGCGAGTGGGTACTGTGGGGCGACCACACCGCTGCCTATACCTACGGCGCCGAGGCGGATCCTCGCGCCATCTTCGACGTCTCCATGCGTATGCTGATGCACATCACCAACAGCTTCCAGCGCGAGTGGAGCCCCGAGATCGACGAGCCCATGACCCGCGCTCTGAAGGATCGCATCATCAACCGCGAGCAGGAGAAGCTCGACGGTTATGTCAGCATGGGCGCCCTGATCGGCGACCCCGTGATCCTGTTCCTCGAGTCCGAGAACAGCACCACCGACATCATGAACGGCGACTTCAGATGGGACATCGCAGTCACTCCTACGCCTCCCCTCAAGAGCGCCAGCGTCTACGTCGCATACACCGACGCCGGCTTCTCCGTTTACTACGAAGGAGGTGACGCATAATGGAAAAGTGGCTTGACCTGAAGGGCCCCATCCTCGCCGACACCGTGTACGTCGACGGGAAACTGGTCGCGAAAGACGTGACCGTCACTCTGCCCGGCGTCACTCCTGTGACTGCCGACTTCCGGGCGATGGGCACCATGACCATGCCTATCCTCGGCCAGATCGAAGCTATGGAGGCGGCGATCACCAAGATCGGCATCGACCTCGGCCTGCGTACTCTCGTGAAGCTCGAGAGCAAAACCATCGAGTTTAGATGGGCGCAGGACGTCAAGACCTCCGACGGCTCCACCAAGACCGAAGGCTGCAAGGCGTTCATCCGCGCCATGCCTAAGACGATCCCCGGCCTGTCCGTGGATCCCGGCGCCGCAAGCGAGAACGAGCTCACCTTCGCAGTGAGCCGCTACCAGCTTTTCGTCGACGGGGCTGAGTTCTGGCTGATCGACCAGCTCAACCAGATCATGCGCATCGACGGCGTGGACTACTGCAAGACCATCCGCAGCCTGCTTTAACACTCGAGGCGCCGCTCCATCACCGGGGCGGCGCTTCATTTTTTGAAAGGAGACAACACACATGGAAAAGCTGAAACTCGGCACCCCTCTCACCGTCAACGGCAAGAAGGTCAAAGAGCTGACCTATGACACCGGCGCGATCACCGTCGCCATGTTCGCCGAAGCTGAGGCCAGAAAGCTGAAGGCCACCACGGGCAAGGCAGGCGGCAGCGCCGGCGCCTTCGAGCTGGACTACACGCTGCACATCTACCTCGGCATGATGGCAGTCATCGCAGTCAATCCCGAGATCGACGTCAATGACCTCGAGCGCCTGACCGGCCCTGACGTCACTGCACTCATGAGGATCGGCCGAAATTTTACTACTTCGAGGTCGGTGGAAACCTCCGAGGAAAGCAGCTCCGACGAGCCCTCCGAGACTACGGGCGAGCCTTCCACACTTCCCGGAGAGACCTCGAAGGAAAACGCCTGACCGACTTCCTGACGGAATACGGGGAGGCCGTCGAGGAGGCCAAGGAAGAACAAGCCAAGGCCGCCAAACGGCACCAGATCCCCAATTATAAGGGCCGGAAAATCCGAAGGAGGTGACACACATGGCCGGAAAAAATAAAGTCCTTCAGGCCGTCGTGAGCTTCGCCGGCACCATCGACCCCTCACTGGGGAAAGCGATGGAGGACGTCGCCGGACACCTCGAGAAGGTCAACTGGAAGGCCGTGGGCGTCGGTGCAGCGATGGGAGGCGTCGCCGTGGCGACCGGCAAGGCGGTCGTCGAGGCGGGCAAGTACCTCGCGGAGCTCGGCAACGACTTCAACACCACCATGAACGACCTCTCGGCCTCCACAGGCGCGACCGGCGCAGAGCTGGAGGCGCTGGGCGACGCTGTCAAGGGCGTCTACGCCAAGGGCCTCGGCGATGACTTCCAAGACGTCGCAGACGGTCTGGCAGCCACGAAAAAGGCCAGCGATCTGACCGGCGAGGCTCTGGAGCAGGCAACCGCAGCCGGCTTCGTGCTGCGTGATACCTTCGACTACGACATCAGCGAGAGCGCCAGAGCAGCGTCGGCCCTGATGAAAAACTTCAACATCAGCGCCGAGGAAGCCTACGGCCTGATCGCGACCGGCGCACAGAATGGCGCCGACAAAAACGGCGACCTGCTGGACACTCTCAATGAGTACAGCGGGCAATATGCCGCCCTCGGCCTAAGTGCCGACCAGTTTATGAGCTCCCTGATCGAAGGCGCCGACGCTGGCCTGTTCAGCATCGACAAGATCGGCGACGCTGTGAAGGAGTTCAACATCAGAGCCAAAGACGGAAGCGACAGCAGCCGCGAAGCCTTCGCGGGCCTCGGCCTGAACGCTGACGCCATGTTCGAGGCATTTGCCGCCGGCGGGGACACCGCAGAGGCGGCGTTTTTCGACACCGTGGAGGCTCTCAACGCACTCGAGGATCCACTTCAGAGAAATCAGATCGGCGTCGCTCTGTTCGGCACGCAGTTCGAGGATCTGGAGGCCGGCGTGCTGCCGGTACTGGCGAACATCGAGACCGCAGCCTATGACGGCGCGGCAGCGCTCGCACAGATCAACGACGTGAAGTACAACGACCTCGGCAGCGCCTTCGAGCAGATCAAGAGATCCGCAGAGGTGACGCTGCTGCCGATGGCGTCCATGATCGCCAACACACTGACCGCACTGGCGCCGATCCTGACCGAGACCTTCGAGTCGATCACGCCGGTCATCACCGACACCCTCAACGAGTGTATGCCGTTCATTCAGGAGTTCCTACTGGGAATGGGCGACGCGCTGAAAGAGGTGCTCCCGCTGGTGGCAAAACTGGCGACGAGTCTCCTGCCGATCCTGACGCAGCTCATCAGCTCTCTGCTGCCACCGCTGCTGGATCTGGCGCAGCAACTACTCCCGCCCCTGATGGAGATCGTGCAGGCCATCCTACCGCCCATCGCGAGCATCCTCGCCACGATCCTGCCGATGCTGACGCAGATCATCTCGGCCGTCCTGCCGGTACTGACTCAGCTCATCACCAGTCTGCTGCCGGTCATCACGCCGCTGCTGGAGCTCGCACTCCAACTGGTCAACGACGTGGTCATGCCGCTGCTGCCACCGCTGATGTCTATCGTCGAGGCTCTGCTGCCTCCCCTGATGGCTATCCTTCAGGCGCTCGTGCCGATCCTGACCCCGATCCTCAGCATCCTGCAACCCATCGCGGACGTCCTTGCCACGATCGTCGGCTGGATCTCCAAGGTGGTCGGATGGGTCGCTGACGGCCTCGGGTGGGTGGTCGGACTGTTCACCGGCGGCGGCTCGGCCCCTGAAGGCTACGCGACCGGCGGCTTCACAAGCGGCCCCTCTCTGGCCGGCGAGGATCCTCGCTACCCAACAGAGGCGGTCATCAGCTTCAACCCTGCATACCGCAGCGAAAACCTCGCCTACTGGGCGAGAGCCGGGCAGATGCTCGGCGCATCCAACGAGAGCGACTACGAGCTGCTGAGCGGCGGCTCCGGCACGTCCGTGGTCTACGACCTGAGCGGGCTGTCCTTCTCCCCGCAGATCAAGATCGAAGGCGACACCGACGAGGACGCCCTGATCCGCAAACTGCGCGAGCTGGAGCCGGAGTTTGTCGACTTCGTCCTCGAGGCTCTCAACAGAAGGGAGGGCGGCACCTATGTCACAGCCGCCAGTCGGCTTTATTGAGTACACAGCGCAGGGCGGCGACACGTTTGACAGCATCGCGCTCGCTGCGTACAACGAAGAACGAATGGCGAGCACGATCATCGCCGCCAACCCTGACCTCAGCGATGTCCTGATTTTTGAGGGCGGCGAGCTGGTGCAGATCCCCATCGTGGAAGCTGTCACCACACCCGATACGCTGCCTCCGTGGAGGAGGTGAGCCCCGTGAAGATCCTATACGAAGGCGTCGACATTTACCCGGAGATCAGCGTCCACCGCTGCTTCCATGATATGTACGCCGAGAAGCAGAGCGACGAGCTGCTGCTGAAACTCAACGACACCCGGCAGCTATGGGACATCTGGAGCCCGAAGAAGGGCGACATCATAGCCGTCGAGGACGGGGCCGCCAAAACCGGCAAAATGTTCGTGGAGAGCGTCGTGCCCGAGTCCGGCATCGTGACCCTGCGGGCCTATTCCATGCCACAGTCCGCGAAAGACAAGCGGAGCAAGGCGTGGGAGAAGGTCAAGTTCCTGCAACTGGCGCAGGAGATCGCCGACCGGCACGGCCTCACCCTCGAGACCTACGGCGTCACCGACCAGACCTACGACTACGTCGAGCAGAACAACCTCCCCGACTTCGCCTTCTTTCAAAACCGCTGCACCCTCGAGGGCGCGGCGTTTTTGGTCTATGACGGCAAGCTGGTGGTCTACGACGAGGCATACATGGAAGGACAGACGCCGGCCGACACCATCACCATCACGCCCGCCAGCAACTTCGAGTACAGAGACGAAGGCGCCAACGCCTACGGATCAGCCGAAGCAGTCAACGGGGGCCTGACCGGCAGCTTCTCAGCGCCGGCAGGCGGCGACAAAAAGCTCCGCAAAGTCCTCCCGCTGCGCATGAGCGATCAGTCAGAGGCCGATCGCTTCGCCAAGGGGATCCTCCGGGACGCCAACAAAGGCGCCACGGTCGGCACTCTCTGGACGGGGGCGCTGCTGCGCGACTATGCAGCGGGCTCCGTCGTCACTCTGGCGACCGAGGGCGTGAAGTCGTGGGACGGCCCGGCCTTCATCAGCCGGATCCGGCACGACTACGTCAAGACGCGGAGCAAGCTGTACCTCCGCAAACCACTGGAGGGCTACTGATGAACAGCAACAATCAAATGATCCAGAAGGGCACGATCTCCTCCGTGGAAGGAAAGACCGACCGAAACGGCGACAAGACCACCGCCAGAGTGCTGCCATGCACAGCCGACGGCATGGTCACACGGCCGCTCACGATCCCGTGGTGGCTGCGAGGCAAGATGGGAAACCTGAAGCCCGACGACGAGGTCGCCTACGCCATGTTTGAGGACGGCACCGGCATCATCCTCGCCCGCATGGACGGGGAATGGGACGGCACCGTCCCGGGTGACATCGAGGTCATCAAGGGCAGCGTCACCGTCACAGAAGGGGACGTGACTGCGACCGGCGTGAGCCTCAAGAGTCACACCCACACAGGCGTCCACGGCGAGACCAGTGGCCCGCACTAAGGAGGCGAGCACATGGCCGTCATGGCATCGTGGGCCGGTAAGACGTGGGAGGTCTCCAGCCGAAAGGTCGCGGCGCTCAATGGCGTCTCGGCCACCGTCGAGCTCGACACCGAGAACACCGACGACAAGGCTGGCTCTCCTGCCACAAAGACCAAGGCCCTCAAACTTCAGACATTTAACTTCGACTTCGATCTCGCAACGGTCGCCGGCTGCGACCCTCGCAGTGAGTTCGACTCGTGGACGGCTCTGGTGGGACAGTATGCGCCGTTCCATCTGGCCGGCAGGCGCTTCGGCCCTGCCAACCTTCAGCTCACCGCCGTCACCCTGAGTGACACAACGCTCGACGACTTCGGCAGGATCCTGAAGGGCAAGATCGCCATCACCCTCACCGAGTACGCAGAGGAGGCAAGCAGCAAGAAGGCAGGATCCGGC